GGAGGCGCTAAGGTCTATGACGTTACTCTTACGAAGCAGGGGAAGATACCTAAATGGGTAGAAGTAGAAGCTAGCAAGCTTGTAGCGAACCCTAAGATAGCACTAAGCATACATAAGGCTATAGAGTCTAAAGAGGTCAGTGTAGTAGCTTCCTCGCTCAGGACAAGGAACTATGTCATAGATCAACTATATAAAGAGTCTAAAGAGTCAGATAGTGATTCATCTAGGATTAGAGCATTAGAGTTGCTAGGGAAGACTGTGGCTCTCTTCAGTGATGTTATAGAAACAAAAGAAGCTAGATCATCAGATGAAGTAGAAGCTGATATAGAGGACAGAATTGCAGAACTACTAAGAGCTAAGGAACAGTAGACCCCTCTTTTTTATATCAGATTGTCATATAGAGCGACCCCCACCCCCCTAATCAGGTTTTGGGTATCTGACTATCATATATACATAGTGATCTGCTCATAATATGACTAAGTTTCACAGGGGGTACCCCTATATTGCATTTTGATAGCGTTTTATATATATATCATATATAATTTTTTCTAGGAAAGACCCCTGGGTCCCTAGACCCCCCCCATTATTTTATAAAAATGGTTGTTTTTTCTGTGAAGATGTGCAATTATGTTAAAATCTAGCGTGATTTACATCTAGTATGTACCTACTAGTAGTATGTACCTGCTAATTTAACTATCTGGTAGTTACTTACTTAGTTTTTAGTTTAAGAAGTATCTACCTACTAGTAAGTATAGGAGATGTATGAGTAATTCAATATTAAGCCAAGTACAAAATCTTTCTTTAGACGAGAAGAAAGAGTTGTTAGTCTTATTAGATGAGTTAGAGGATGCCAAATCTAGAGAGAGATGTGCAAATGAGTACATGTATTTCGTTAAAGAGGTTTGGAGTGCCTTTATTGAAGGACCCCACCACAAAGTTATGGCTGATGCCTTTGAAAGGGTAGCTAATGGTGACTTAAAGCGTCTTATTATCAATATGCCACCTAGACATACCAAGTCAGAGTTCGCATCTTACCTATTACCAGCGTGGTTCTTAGGTAGCAGACCAGAAAAAAAGATTATTCAAACAGCACATACCGCGGAGTTAGCTGTTGGCTTTGGTAGAAAGGTGAGAAACCTTGTTAATAGTAAAGATTATAAAAAAATATTCCCTAATGTTAGCTTACAGTCGGATTCTAAGGCTGCTGGTCGTTGGAATACGAATAAAGGCGGAGAATATTTCGCTATCGGTGTAGGTGGTGCAGTTACTGGTAAAGGTGCTGACCTCTTAATCATTGATGACCCTCATTCTGAGCAAGAGGGTGCAAGTTCAGACATAAATGTTTTCAATCGTACCTATGAATGGTACACATCTGGTCCTAGACAGCGTTTACAGCCTAATGGTGCTATCGTTGTTGTAATGACTAGATGGCATAACAAAGATTTAACAGGTCAAGTTGTAGATGCTAGTGTAAAACGTGGCGGAGCCGATCAATGGGAAGTTATAGAGCTTCCTGCTATCTTACCTTCTGGCAAACCTTTGTGGGATGCCTTTTGGAAGTTAGAAGAGTTAGAAGCTTTGAAGGCTGAATTGCCTAGTTCTAAGTGGATGGCTCAGTATCAACAAGACCCTACTTCAGAAGAAGGTGCTTTAGTTAAAAGAGAATGGTGGCGAGTGTGGGATAAGATGAGTCCACCTGATTGTGAGTTTATTATTCAATCATGGGACACAGCTTTTCTTAAAACACAAAGAGCTGACTACTCTGCATGTACTACATGGGGAGTTTTCTATAAAGAAAGTGATGAAGGCTTAATAGCACCGAATTTAATACTTTTAGATGCTTATAAGGAGCGTCTAGAGTTCCCAGATTTAAAAAGAGTAGCAATGGAAAGGTACAACGACTATAAACCAGATGCGTTCATTGTAGAGGCTAAGGCTGCTGGATTACCATTGATCTTTGAATTAAGGGCAATAGGTATACCAGTACAAGAATATACACCTAGTCGTGGTAATGATAAAATATCCAGGGTTAATGCTGTTTCTGATTTATTTGCTTCAGGAGTTGTATGGGCACCTGAGACTAGATGGGCAGAAGAAGTTATAGAAGAGTTTGCTGGTTTCCCTAATATGGAACATGATGATTTAGTTGATAGCAGTACGCAAGCTCTGTTAAGATTCAGACAAGGTGGTTTTGTATCTTTAGACTCAGACGAAGAAGAAGAACAATTAGAACACAATCGTAGAGCAGATTATTACTAGGAGAGTATATTGGCTATAGATAAACAATTACAACCTGCAACACCCATAGATGGGTTAATAGAGCAGGAATTAGATGAAGGTCTAGATATAGAAGTAGAAGAAGTTCCAAATTCAGTTACAACAGAAACTGATGATGGTGGCATGATTGTAGATTTTGATCCTACAGCTTCTAATATGGGTGAAGCAGAATTTAATTCTAACTTAGTAGAATTTATAGAAGATAACGAACTTTCTAGTATTGGTAATGAATTAATAGGTGCTTTTAATTCTGATAAAGAATCAAGAGCAGATTGGGAAGAAAGTTATACAAAAGGTTTAGATCAGCTTGGTTTAAAGATAGAAGAAAGAACTACACCATGGGCAGGAGCTTGTGGAGTATTTCATCCAATGTTAAGTGAAGCTGTTATTAAGTTTCAATCTCAAGCTATATCAGAAATATTTCCTGCTTCTGGTCCAGTCAGAACCAAAATTGTAGGCAAGATTACGTCTGAAAAAGAACAACAAAGTCAAAGAGTACAAGATTATTTAAACTACTTGCTTACTTATGAAATGAAAGAATACAGAAGTGAAACTGAGAAGATGTTATTTTCTCTTCCTCTTGCTGGTTCTGCATTTAGAAAAGTTTACTTTGATCCAACTCTAAATAGACCAAGTGGTATATTTGTACCAGCTGAAGACTTTGTAGTTAATTATGGTGCAACTGATTTAGAGACTTGTGAAAGAGCTACTCATGTAATGAAGAAGTCAGCTAATGATGTAAGAAAAATGCAAGTTAGTGGATTCTATAAAGATATAGAGTTACCTGATAGCAAGCCAAGTCCTTCAGACATTACTAAAAAATATAACGAAATGACTGGTGAATCAGAAAGCTATAGCTATGACACTAGACATACTCTACTTGAAATGCAGGTAGATTTAGATTTAAAAGGTTTTGAAGATGTAGGTCAAGATGGAGAACCTACAGGTATAGCATTACCATATGTAGTAACAATAGATTTTCCTTCAGGCATTATTCTTAGTATTAGAAGAAACTACTATGAAGATGATGTTAATAAATTAAGAAGAATGCACTTTGTTCATTATCAATATTTACCAGGACTAGGTTTTTATGGCTTTGGTTTAATACATATGATTGGTGGATTAGCTAAATCAGCAACATCTATACTAAGACAATTAGTAGATGCAGGTACTTTAAGTAACTTGCCAGGTGGTTTAAAAGCTAGAGGATTGCGTATTAAAGGTGATGATAGTCCTATAATGCCAGGTGAGTTTAGAGATGTAGATGTACCAGGTGGTGCTATTAGAGACAATATAACCTTCTTACCATATAAAGAACCTTCAGCAACCTTGTTCTCACTACTAGGAAACATAGTAGAAGAAGGCAAGAAGTTTGCTAGCATAGCTGAAATGAAAACATCTGATATGAATAGTCAGGCACCTGTTGGAACAACATTAGCATTACTAGAAAGAAACATGAAAGTAATGAGTGCTGTTCAAGCAAGACTTCATGCTTCTATGAAAAGAGAGTTTGAAATACTTGTAACAGTAATTAAAGATTTTACAGAACCTAAGTATCCTTATGACCTTGATGAAGGTCAAGAAATTAAAGTACAAGACTTTGATGCAAGAGTTGATGTATTACCAGTATCTGATCCTAATGCAGCTACAATGGCTCAAAGAATTATGCAGTATCAAGCTGCAATGCAGTTAGCACAACAAGCTCCTGATTTATATAATCAAGCTGAATTACACAGACAAATGCTTGAAGTATTAGGTATTAAAGATGTTGATAACATTGTACCTCCACCAGGAGAAGTTAAAGCTGTTGATCCAGTTACAGCAGTTCAAAATATTCTTACTTCTAAACCTGTACAAGCTTTTCCAGATCAAGATCATGAAGCTCATATACAAGTTCTTTCCTCTGCTCAAGAAGACCCAAATATTATGGGCAAGCTAGAACAAAATCCACAAGCTCAAAGTATTCAAAGTGCTGCATCAGCTTACATAATGCAACATTTATCTATGCAATTTAGAGATCAAGTTGAAAGAGAAATGGGTATAGAGTTACCTCCAGAAGGAGAACCTTTACCTCCAGAAGCAGAAGCAAGATTAGCTTCTCTAGTATCAGAAGCAGCACAAAGAGTTGCTTCTACTAATGCTGCAAAAGCTGAACAAGCAAGAGTACAAGAACAAGCTCAAGACCCATTAATAGTAGCAAAACAAAAAGAATTAGAAATTAGAGAAGCACAAGTTCAAGGTAAGATTGATTACGATGAATCTAAATTAATGCTTGAAGGTGCTAAAGCTATATCTAATAAAGAAATGGAAATGGAAAGATTAGCTACACAAAAAGAAATTGCTGGTTTAAATGTAGGCGAGCGTATTGCTAGCAATTTGCTAAATGCTCAACAAATTAAAGATAAAAAAACTACAGATGATTACAAACTAGGTCTTGACATTGCAAAAGATATAGTGAAAGATATCAATCTGAATGATAAATGATATTAAAGAGCAATCACTTTCTGTTTTCTTAGTTAAAAAATTAAGAGAATTGATGAATGAATGTTCAGATCATATATCTACAGGAGGTTGTAAAGACTTCGCTGAATATAAAAGAATGACAGGAGTAATCGAGGGTTTGGCTCTCGCAGAACGTGAAATTCTTGATTGGAAAGAGCAACATATAAAGCAATAGGAACTCGACACCTTAAAGTCGTGCAAAATATGAGTGAAAAAAAAGAAGAAATAAAAAGACCAAAGCCAGATAGTGTTGAAAAACCAGAGGTTAGTGCTGAAGTAAAAAGTCAGTTACCTGTACCAAAAGGTTGGAAGATATTAATAGCTATGCCATCAGCTAAAGAAACAACAGATGGTGGAATTATAAAAGCTAGTAAAACTATGATAGACGAAGAAACCTCAAATATTTGTGGTTATGTTCTAAAACTAGGTACAGAAGCTTATTGTGATGAAAAAAGGTTCCCAACAGGACCTTGGTGTGAAGAAGGTGATTGGGTTATATTTCGTGCTTATTCAGGCACTCGCATGAAAATGTATGGTAAAGAGTTTCGTTTAATTAATGACGATACTGTGGAAGCAGTCGTTGATGACCCTACAGGAGTAGTTAGAGCATGAGTGAAGCAAACGAAATAGTACAAGAAACTGAATTACAAGAAGAAAGATTTTTTGGAGTTAAGACTGAAATTAATACTAATCCAAGTGATGAAGTAGAAATAGAAGTTATAGATGATACTCCTCAAGAAGATCGCAGATCACCTAAAGTAGAAACAAATGAAGTACCTGCGGATGATGATACTATCGATAAAGAAATTACAGACTACAGTAAAAGAGCTGGCGACAGAATCAGCAAAATTAAATATGAGTACCATGAAGAACGTAGAGCTAAAGAACAAGCTTTAAGAGAATCTCAGGAAGCTGTAAAAGCATTACAGAATGTAATGTCAGAAAATCAAAAGTTAAAAACAGTTGTAGATCAAGGTGGTAATGTATTAAACCAACAAGCACTTAACAATGCTCAATGGGCAAAATACAATGCACAGCAAACATTTAAGAAAGCTTATGAAGAAGGCGATGCAGATGCTATGTCTAGTTCACAAGCTGAATTAGCACAAGCTACACTTGCAGAACAACAAGCTGGAAATTATGCACAAACAATGCAACATAATATTGCAGCACAGTATGTAGAACCAGTACAACAAACAAACAAAAAAGAACTTGATCCAGACATGAACAAGTGGGCACAAAAAAATCCTTGGTTTATGGGTAGTGAACCTGTACATAAGGAAATGACTTCTTATGCTATGTATGTAGATCAATCTTTACAAGCTCAGGGTATAGACCCT